TGAGCGCCCGACTGGCCGCCGCCGCGGTCGACTTCGCGGCCGCTTCGATCGCCGGCTGTGCGCGGGCCATGCCGTCGGCCATGTCGGTGACCATCTTCTGGCCGCGAATCAGGGTGTAGCCCGAGCCTGAGAACGGGCCCACCTTGGCCGGCGACGACTGGAACCACTTCGCGATGCTGCCGACCAGGCCGCCGGTGGCGCCGTCGAGCAGCCCGAGCACACCGGCCGACGTCATGCCCTTGATGAGCCCGGTGACCAGCGACTTGCCCCACTCTTCGGCCTTGGCGGGTAAGTCCTTGCCGAGCTTGTTTTCCAGCGCGTCCAGCACCGCGTTGCCGACCTTGATGATTCCGTTCGCCAACGTCGCCAACGCCTGCTCAGATTTGTCGCCGCCCTGAATCAACAGGGTGATGATCGACACGAAGTCGCGGACGAACCAATGATCGTCGGCATCAGCGGCGCCAGGTCGCGAATCGCCTGCGTGACCGCGGCGAACAGCGACGGTAGTTGCGGCCCAACGGATTCGACAAGGCTGATGAACAGCGCAACAAGTTGCGGTATCTGCGGAGCAAGCTGCGACATCGCGTCGGCGAGGTCTTGGAAAATCTTCGGCAGCTGCGGGCCGACCGTCTGAATCAGTTGCCGGAACACATCGGTCATCGACCCGATGAACTGGTTGATCGCCGGACCCATGCCGACAATCGCCGGCCCGAGGTCGTTTTGCATCTCGTAGGCAAACGTCTTGAAGAATTCCAGCCACGCTGGCGCGATACCGATACCGAGCTGGGTGAACGCCGAGCCGATCGACACGATGCCGTTGAGCAGCGGGCCCAGGATCGGCAAGAAGGCGTCGGTGGCCTGGCGCAGCGTCGTGAAGAAATCGGTCAGCGCCTTTTGGCCGGCCGCGCTTTGCGTCCACGTGTTGAGCTGTTGGCCGAGCTTGTCGATCCACGCCAAAAGCCCGCCGCCGCCGAATCTTTCGGCGATGTCCATGATGTGGTTGAACGCGGCGCCGAACGAGTACAGCGCGTTAATCAGGTGGAAGATGCCGTTGACGCCTTCGATGATGAAGCGATGCAACTCACCGGAGGCGGCAGCCTTCGACACGACCTGGTCGAAGAAGTTGAACATGGTCGTGATCTGGCCGCCGATCGCCTGGAATGTCGACGAGCCGACGACAGCGAGTTGGGTGAAGATGTCGAGTATCGGCTTCATGGCCGGCGCCATCGCCTGCAAGCCCTTGCTGATGTTGTCGATGAACGCGGCGAACGCCTGCATCATCTGCGGTTGCATCAGCAGCTTGGCGAACTGGTCGGCCATGCCGCCGAGCACGCCGGCGACCTTGCTGCCGCCGGCGACCAGCGCCGGTAGCCAGGTCTGGATCAGCGGTTGAATGTCGGCGTTGATCTGGTTGAAGAACGACGTCTGAACCGCCGCACCGCCGAGCTTGAACTGGTCGCGGAACTGGGCGACTTGAAGCATCGCGTGCGCCGCCGCCGGCGCCATGTCCTTGAGGTCGTCGAGGAACTTCTTCGGATCGTCGGCCATCATGTCTTTGAGCGCGTCGCCGACGCCGTGCAACGCGATCTTCATGGTGCCCATCACGACGCCGACGCCGCCGGCCGCGGCCGGCAACAACGCGAGTGCACCCGAGAGTTGGCGCACCGCGTCAGCGACTTCGACGATGCCTTGCAGGCCGGCCGCCCCGCCGATCGCGCCCAGGCCACCGAGCGCGGGCAGCCCCAGCGATAGGCCGCTGATCTTGCCGAACGCGACTTCAAAGCCGCCCAGCTCGCGTATGAAGTTGCGGACGTGGCTGCCGCCGGCACTCGCGCTGGTGCTGAACTTGTCGACGCCCTTGGCGGCCAGCTCGAAACCGCCGGCCACCGCCGCAGCTTCGGGCCCCAGCTTGGACATCACCGACGCCACACCAGTCAGGCCCCGAGCCAACCCCGTCGTCTTGCGTTCGGCGTCTTCGGAAACCGTGGCGAGCCGGTCGATGCGGCGTTCAAGGTTGGGCAGAATGCCCGACATCGCCTGCATGACGCGCTGGCCGACCGACATCTCGTTGCTCAGCGCCCGATGTGCGTCGCGTTCGGCGTTGGTGGCTTCGACGTGACGTTTCTTCGCATCCCCGAGCCGGTCGTGGGCGGCCTTGACGTCATCTATCGTCGATCCGCTGTCGAGAAGTGTTCTCTTGTAGTCCTTTTCGGCTTTGTCGACGTCTGCGCTGGCCTTGCGTACATCTTCAAGACGCTTGGCGTAGCCGTCGGCGGCCGTGCCTGATGAGCCGAACTGCTTGTCGGACTCGCGCAGCGACTTGGTGGTCGAATCGTTCTGTTCTTCGAGCCGCTGGCTCGCGCCGGTGGCCGCGTCGAGGTCGACGATCGCTTGCCGGACTTCGCTGCCGTCGTAGTCGATTTCGAGCTTGCCGCGCGCGGTCCCGAGGTTGTAGTCGGTCACCAGTCTTCGCCTTCGACCGCCAGCTCGGCGGCGTCATCGTCGGGGCGTCCTTTGACGCGGCTGCGCGGGCTGGGTGCGTCAAGCGGGTCGGCGAACCCGGTCGTGGAATTCGTCATGTCACCACCCATCAGCCTTTCCCATTCGCGCATTCGCTGCGTCTTCGCGATTGCTGGATTGCTTGCTGTGCCGGCCTTTTCGACCCGCACCTTGACGGCCTGCCCAAACGAGGCGATGCCCCGGTCGAAGTAGAACCGCCCGATCGGGCCGACTGATTCGTCGAGCAACGCGACGTCGCTGGGACGCTGGTTGAACAGCGTCGCCATCTGGTAAATCTCGTACGCGAGCGGCCTATTCTCTGCGTAGACTTTTGAGCGCGGCTTGCTGCGCCTCCTGCGCAGCGGCCTTGAGCTCGTCAGGCATCGCGGCGTCGAAAATGACCCACTTGTCGGCAAGTTCGATGTCGTCGACGTTGACCTGATCGTCGGTCGTGGGCCCGGCCAGCACGACGGTCGGGCAGACGATCCCCGCGGCCGCGATGCGGTCGAGGGTGTCGATCACGGGCCCGTTGCGTTCGGGGTCGGTCGCCCAGCTTTCGGCGGCCGCGGCTAGGGCTTCTTCGTCGCCGCCGATGTTCTTCAACAGCTCGGCGCCGAACGAATCACGCATGTTGAGCACACCGAGCTTGATGACCTGCGTCGTGGAGAGCTGGCGCACCCGCACGAACCCGCCCGACGGTAGTTCGACGTCGCGCTCGGCGCGGCGGTTGAACCCGTACCGGCGCGGCGCGGCCGGCGCCGGCGGCGGCGGATCGTACGGGGTGTCTTCGCTGTGTTCGTCGTCAATGACAGAAGCCGCCGGCGCCGACCCATGTTCGGGGTCGGTCGCCGGCGGCTCTGTGATCGGCTCGGCCGCGTGCGGCCCACTATGGCCGAGCGGCAACGAGCACTTCCAGCCGGGCGGCATCTGGTCGCACGTGGCGGCCGGCGCGGTACGGTTCGCGTCCTTGGCGTTGCGCTTCGGCTGGCTCTTGATGGGTGATGTCACTTCGGCCTCCTAGGGGCTCGTCTGAAAGTGAAAACCGGTGCCGCGCTGGGCGGCCCCAGCCCGCTAGGGGCTGGCTGGGGCGGTGGTCACAGTCACCGGCGAGCTGTAGTCGCCGGTGGCGCTGTTGAACACGCCGGCCACCCGGAACCAGTACTTCGTGGCCGCCGTCAGGTTGGTCACGGTGGTGCTGTTGGTGGTCGGTGCGCCGCCGTGCGTCTGGGTCACGGCCGTGTACGTGCTGCCGTCGGTGGAGGACTCGACGACGTAGCTGTCCGCGGTCGGCAAGTCGCCCCACGCGAGCGCGACACTGGTGTCGGTGACCGCGCCCGGGGTCAGGTTCGACGGGATCGGCAGCGGGTTGGGCACCGGAGTCGAGCCGAGTGTGGTCTTCTGCTCGTTGTACTCGATCTCCCACAGGTAGTCGTCGTCGTCGCCGGGCATCGGTGTGCCTTGGAAGTCGATCGACGGGACCATGAAGGTGCCGAACTTCATGTCGGCCTGAATCTTGCCGTTGGCCTTGCAGCGGAAGATGCGGCCCACGTTGTCGCCGCCGCCGTTGGACAGCACCTGGCCTTCGACGCGGAAGTAGGGGCGCATGTCCGAACCACGCTTGCGCAGAACACGCTTCACGTTCGGCTCGACGCCCGACTCGATGAGCTGGGCGCCGGTGATGAGCGAGAACGTCATGATGTCCAGACCGCCGGCCTCCAACGATCCGTCGACGGTGGCGCCCTTGCCGGCGATGGCCACAGCCGACTTGTCGTCACCGTTGAGGGTGTCGAAGTCCTCCGATTCGGTGAACGCCAGCGTCTGCGCCAAAGGCAGCCGGTAGCTGGTGTCGGCCAGAATCGTGCCGTCGACGTCGGTGTAGCCGGTGATCCAAACCCGGTGCAGACCATAAGGCTTGGTGTCGGGGTTCCCCGGTGATGCAGGCATTAGGGGTGTTCCTTTCGGTGAGTCGTTCGGGCTCGCCGGCCTCGTCTATGCGGGATTTCGGACGCGAGCGCGTCCGCGAACTTCAGCGTTTCCAGCAGTTCGCCATCGAGCGAATACCGGTGTATTGCAACGTATTTGCCGCCGTCAGTGCATTGCCAGTGCGTGCACTTGACTTCGATGCGGTTGCCGTCGATGACTTTGAAGTGCAGTTTGCCGCCCGGGCAGCGCGCATCGAGTATCAGCTCGCCCAGCTCGGTTTGCGGGTGCGAGCCGGGCGCGGCCATCAGGGTTTCAGCGTTTGGCGGGGTCGCCGTTGTGGTCGACCAGCGCGAAACGCTTGCTGTTGGCGAGCAGGTAGTCGACCTGGGCGTCCGACAGCGCGCCCACCGGCACGCGCCAGTTGTTCCCGATGTGCCACTTGACGGTCGCCGACGCGGGATGCCGACCGATGACCACTGCTGCGGGGTGATCTCGGCGTAGGTGCCTTCGCCGAGCCGGGTCGAGCGGCGCTTGAGGTCTTCCTTGTTCTTGGTGATGTTGCTCGGCCCGAGGTACAGCAAGAACTTGTCACCAGGCTTGGCCTTGGCGGCGTGGGCGGCTTCAGCCTGCGCCTTGGCCTTGTCTGCGTCGGAAACCGCCGGGTTCCTTCGGGCGGGGTGATCGGGTTCTCGTTCGCCTGGTTTGCCATATACCCGTACCTTTCTCTATTCACTTGCGGTCAAGCGGTTTTCGAGCCAATAGCGAAGTACGCCGCTGACTTGGAAATCGTTTCGTAGCTTTCGTCGGTGATGTCGATGCCGCGGCCGGCGAGCCCGACGTACTCGAGCTGGCGGCCGTCGCCGCCGTTGACCGGCGTGCCGGCTTCGTTGACGGCTTTGAAGATGTCGTCGCAGCGGTCCAGCAGCGCGTCGAGCCGACCGAAATCGGTCGAGTTCGCGATCGGCCAGTGCGCCCATAGTTCGAAGTGCTGTGCGGCGTTGTCTTGTATCTCGGTGGCGTAGTCGGTGGTGCGCCAACAGATCACGAGGAACCCGCCGGCGCCGTTGGGTCGCTGGTCGGCGTCGTACTCTGCGACGATCGTGAACCCGGGCCCGCCGAGCGCGGCGAGCTGGTCGTCGGCGCGCAGCAGCGAGAACACGGCGCCGCGGGACATCAGCGTCCGCCGGCGACTTCCCGATAGCTGCCGGTCAGCTTCGCCATGAACGACTCGCCGATCGCCCGCACCGACTGCATGATGATCGCGAACTTGCCGTGATGCTTGGCTTCCAAGAAGATTCCGTACCAGACGCCGTGCGCGAACGTGATTTCCTTATGGGCGTGGTCGAACCGCAGCAGGCTTTTCGTCGGCACGGCGTGCAGCCCGGCCCGCGCCGCGCCCGGTATCCGGTCTTTGCGGTTGCCGGTGTTGTCGCGCCAACGCGCGTGCATCTTCATGTACACGGTGCCTTCGACGGCTGCCTCGTCGACGAGCCGGTCAAGGTACTCGTCGTAACGCGGGCCCAGCGAGACGACGTTGGCCTTCAGTTGGGCCAGGCCGCGCGACAGGTGCGAGCTACCCGCCAAACGAGTGCCCCGCGGCTTTCAGGTAGCCGGTGACGGTCGCGGTGACCTGGTAGGTGCGGAAGTCGACCCCTTCGACGGTGTAGGTCGCGACGTCGTCTTCCCACGAGTCGCCGAGCTCGACCACAGCGTCGGCCGCGCCGACCATGCGGAACTGGTACTTGCGGTTGGTGCCGCGGTCGGTCTGCGCCGCTTCAGCGCCGTCGAACTTGCCGGTGTTGAACAGCGCGAACACCTGGGGGTCTCGCGACGGCACCGGGGCGGTGAAGTCGCGGCCGCCGCCGGGCTTGGCGACCGGCGCGCCGACCGGTCTCAGCGTGATCGGCTGGCCGCGCAGCGCCAGCAGCTCGGCCACGGCCGTGCTCGCATCAGCGGTCATGCCGTCGGCCGGGACGGTCACCATGTGCAGCGCCGATCGCGGGTCGGTATGCCCGGGTCGATCTGGATTGACCCAAACCGCCGCCGCGGCGTGTGCAGCCGGCAGCGGTCCAGCTCGGCCGCAGTGAATTCCACCTTGCCGCGCGTGGGGTCGGGCGCGAACGACCGCGCAGTCGTAATGTCCGGTGTCGTCACGCTGTTCGATGTCGTCGGCCCGTTCGGGTTGCGGTACAAGTCGAGTACCTTGTCCGCCACGACAGCCTTCACACGGTTGAGCCGGTCGGGGTCGCCGGCGTTGACCGAGTCGGCCTGTATCTGGTCAATGGGCTTGCGCAGCGACGGAACCTGAAACATCAGCTCCGACTCGACGTCGCCGATACGGACGTCGACCCAAGGCAACCGACCGTCGGGGATGGTCCCTTCGAATCGGGCTGTCACGTCGTTACGCGACGCGAACTTGCCTTGGGTCGACGCCGGATCGGTCATTCGACCGGGACGCCCGCCGCTTCCAGCTCGGCGATGATCTGTTCTTTCGACAGACCTTCGGTGTCGATGCCGTGGTAGTGGGCGTACTCGCGCCAATGGTCGATGCCCCCACCCTTGCCCGACTTCGGGGGTGGGCCGCCGGCGCTGCCGGCGGCCTCGTCCTCGTCGTCGGTGTCGGCGGCGGGCAGCGAATCGTTGGCGGGTGTGGCGCCGGTGACCCGTGCCTCGCGTTCGTCGAGGTCGGTGCCGCCGGCGAAACAGTGTTCACCCAACAGCTTCTCGGCCCACGCCGGAACCTCGCGGCCCGGCAGGAACGAGTGCAACTCGCCGGCCTCGTCGGCCACGTGCACCGCGTACTTCCCGATTTTCTTCGCCATATCGGCTTGTCTCCTATCGGTGATGCCCCGTCGGCTACGCGACGGTGGCGACGAGAATCTTGCGCGGGTCGGCCAGCACCGGAAGGGCAACCATGTCGACGTAGGTCGTCTTGCGGAACGGCGGTTCGCTGCCCTTGACGATCATGCCGATGATCCCGGCGCCCTGGTCGACCTGAACGCCGCTGTCCAGCATCTCCATCACGGTCGTCGGCGTGCCGACGGCGGTGAATCCGAGCTGGCCGAGGTCCGACGGCAAGAACAGGAACTTGTTCGCCGGAATCGGCCGCACGATGTTGCCGGCGTCGTCTTCGAAGAACGAGTCGTACACCGAGTCGGCGATCGAAATCGGCGGCAGGTTCTCCGAGGCGAACAAGTCGCTGATGTCGGCCAACGTCACGCGGGTCACGCCCGTCTGGGCGCCCTTGATGGCGTTGATGAGCGACTTGTTCGTCTGCAACTGGCGCGCGGTGGTCAGCGAGCACTTGAACTGCCCGGGCCCCGAACCGTTGGTCGCCCGGTACACGTCGTACCAGGCCACCAGATCGGCCAGCGGGTCGCTGTTGGCCGTGTCCGACCACAGCGTCGCCGGGGTGACCTTCTGGTTGGCCGGGATCGCGTAGTCGAGCTGCTGCTGAACACCGTTCTCGTTGATGGTCAGCACGCCGTCCGAAAGGACGTCGCCCCAAGCCATTTCGAGCCGGTTGTACGTGTAGGCAGTCAGGTTGTCGAGGTCGTCGTACACGGCGTCGGCCAGAATCTTCTGAATCGTGGTAATGCCGTTGGCGTCCGAGCCGAGCTGGGCGAATTCGATCTGCCGGCGCTCGTACTCACCGACGGGCAGCTTGCCGCCCAGCGGGAGCATCTTGACCCGCTTCTCGGCGCCGCTGTCGCGCGGTGCGATCCAGAACGAACCATCCCAGTTGCGGAACTGCGCGAACCGGTTCGTCTTCGTGATGGTCGCGAAGTCAATTTCGTCGGTCGCGTAGGTCTTGCGCGGGAACGACTGCAACAGTTGCGTGTTCGACGGAAGTGGCACCGCCTGCGTGTAGGTGACGACGTCTTCCAGCGGCACCGGGCCGTCAAGGAACAGAGTCATTACTTACGCCTCCCAACGAATCTGGTTCAGTGCGGCCTTGCCGTCGTCGTCGATCGACCCTGGGCCGGTCTGGAACGGCAACTTGCCCGCCGACACGGCCGCGTCGTACACGACCGCGCCGGTGCCGACGTGCGAAGCGGTCGAACCGTCCTGGCGGATCGCGCGCACGTCGCCGTAGGTCAGCCCGTAGGCGGTCTGGCGGCCGTCGCTGGCCGCCGGGTCGTACGGCCCGAACAGCCCCGTCGCCGACACCTTGCCGATGACGGTTCCCGACGGGATGTACCCGTTGGGGTAGTGGGTGGCCGGGGTGAACTTGCTGATGTCCAGCGTGACGTTGGGCTTCCAGTCGGGCTCACCCAACAGCCAACGCCGGTCGCCCACCTGATACGCGCGCGTCTGCATCGAAATATCCGTCGACACGGCACAACTCCTTTACGTGGTTGGTACTACTAGGTTTTGATGCCGTGCCGCTGGGCGGCTGCGGCTTTCCCGGCTTCGCCGGGCTTGGCGGGCGGTGCGCCCGATCCACCACTGTGTTGCCCCCACGAGCGCCCGGCGCCTTGGCCGGCCGCGCCCGTGTAACCGCTTCCCGGGCCCGCGTGCTGCCCGTTGTTGCCCCCGAGGCCGAACATGGCCGTCAGGTGACCCATCACCTTCTCGCGATTGATCTCGCCGTTCTCGTCAGCGAACACCGCCGGGTTGACCCCGGCGAGGAATGCGTCGAGCTGTTCGCCCTTGAGAACATCGCTTGCGTAGCCACGCAATTCGCTGCGCTGGTACTTCGGAAGCCATTCGGCGTTGGCCGCGTCGCGGCCGGCCTTCTCGGCGTCTCTGAGTGCCTTGTCGCTGGCCGACAACTGCGCTTCTTCGTACTGCTGAAGCTGTGTCTGCATCTGCTCGACCTGCTCGGGCGTAACGCCCTTGTAGGCCGACAATGCGTTCTCGGCTTTGCGGTTGTGGTACTTGAAGTAGGCCGCGCGTTGCGCGTCAGTCATTTCGGCAATCGGCGTGTTCTCGGGGAAGCCCTTATCGGTGCCGCCCTGGCCGCCTTGGTTGCCCTGGGCGGCGCCGTTGGTGCCGGTGTCGGCGCTGTTACTGGCCCCGTTATCCGGTGCTTGCCACGTGCCGCCGCTGCCGCCGCCGTTGGTTCCGCCGCTGCTGTTGCTGGCGTCGCCCTGACTGGTGCCTGATGATGATTCGGTCAATGTTCAACTCCCATAGCGGGTTTGGTGGATTTCGCCCCTAGCGGGCCAAGCCGACCGGGAATGGTCGGAAGACTGGTGAACTAGCCGTTGTCGTCGGCGAGTTGCTTGCGAAAGTTGTCGATCATGCGCTCGTGGTATGCGATCTTCGGCGAGTCTTCAGGCACGCCTTCGGCGCGCATTTTCTTCGAGATTCGCTTGGAGCACGCCGAGCTGGTGCTGCGCGAATTCCTTGCTTGACGAGGGCGTTTCAGCCGCCGGCGGCACGTTTCGGCCGGCGCGTTTTCTTCGAACCAGCCGACCGCGGCTTGTACGCCTTTTTCGGCACGAGCACAGGGCCGAGCTCGCCGTGCTCGTCGATCGCATACCGGGTGCGTTTCAAGTGCGCCACGGTGTTGCCGCCGGCGTGCCCGTAGAGCTGGGCTAGGCCGATGCCGTTGGCGTCATCGCCGGGGTCGTGCTCGTCGGTGACCGGAGCAATCGTGCACTTGCAGTGCGCGTGGATCGGCATCAGCTTGTCGACCTTGTACACCCGGTCGGCTGCGGCGATGCACATGCCGCACGTGCCCGTTCGGGACAGTTCGGGGTGAATCACCCGCCGATAGCCGGTCACCTTGGCGCCGGCTTGCACGAGCACCTGTTGCTGTGCGAGCCGCTGCGACAGCATCAGGTTGCCGTCGACCAACTCGTCGATGCGCTGCCCGGCTTGGGCGGCCGGGTCGGCGGCGTCGATCGACTTCGCGTACCGGTACACCGCGGCCGGCCGCTCGAACACGCCGGCGGTGGTCATGTCGGCCTTGGACACGTGCACATCGGGGCCCGCGCCGTCGTAGTCGATGGTCGATGCGGCCTGGTGCAACACGAGCTGGCCGCGCTTGACGGCGGCCGACGGCGCCCGCACATCGAGC